GAGCGAACTGGGCACCTAGACGTGCGGCTTCCTTCTCTGTCGCCCCCTTGGCCAATGCCCTGCTTGTTCCTGTCTTGAGTGCGCTCTTGCTCATGCTTCCCTTGACCAGTGCGCCTACGCCTTTGCCGCCCACGATGAAGGACAACCCTGAGCCTATGCCTTGTGGCAGGTCAGTTGCCCAGAATGAATCGCCGTACTCCCTGCTCTGTGCAGGTGACATCCAGTCTCCAGCGGAGCGAATCATCCCGCCAAGCTGCCATACTAATCCGTCTTCCGGTTTGTCGGATGGATCGAACCCGGTCTTGCGTTGAATCCAAGAGCCAGCAATGGAGGTGGCCTCGGGCAATGAGGCTAACCCGCCTGATAAGCCGCGCATCAATGAACCCCACGCCTGACCCAACGCACCAGTGTCGTCAACCTCCTCAGCCTGTGGTGTCAGGGGGCGGGTGCGAATGGGGGTGTAGGTGCCGCCCAGTAAGTTCCGGGGCGATGCAGGTGTTGGTGATGAGGGAGATGACTTGAACTCTTTGAGCGGAGTGTAGGTGCCGCCCAGTAAGTTCTTTGTAGGTGGACTTGCCATGATGGGTTATTGGCTAATGTATTCTTCTGAGTACGAGCCTGCGCGGCGATTAGACCCAGCCGGGAAGGTTCTGCTGATTTTGGAGACTATGCTGCTGAGTTCTTTTATTCTTTTAAGATGAAGCTCCAACCTCATAAGTTTCTCTCTGTCCTTTGGTATCGCTATTGTCTCTTTGGATTCATTTGTATAAGTTGAAGGCCAACTTCCTATAGGCTTACCAAAGCTGCCCTTTAAGGTGTCGTACATATGGGTTGCTACGGCCTGTGCTTCTGTCTCAGATGCTTCACCCATAGGGTAGTCTGAGTAGTTTCGCCCTTTCCAAATGCCCCATGTGGTAGGACTCCAGAAATCTGACGGATCAAGCAGGTCAAGAATCTTCTCAGCCTCCTCTCTTCTCTCTTGAAAGGCACCTTGTCGAGTCTCTGATAGATTGTCAGAGAGCGAACGGCTGGAACTCCATGTTTCTTTTTCTTTTGCGAACTGAACAATATCTCCTGCATCTTCTGCGCTTGTTTCGTCCCCTGAAAACCACCGGATATTAGAGGGTTTAAGTTCGCTGACATTCTCAGGACTAACTGGAGCTTTCGGAATCTTTTTCTTCTTCTCCTCTTCCCCTTCCTGCCCCGGAGGAGTCCACATGGCTAGCTCTGGATTGCTCAGGTCAAGCATGTTGTAAACCAATCGCGGCCCCTTCTGCTCTTCAGCGGCCTTGTTTACATCATCTTCGCTAGCTAGGACATTTACCCTTGAATAACCTAAAGTGGTCATGGCACTTCGAGCTGCGACCTCTGGCGGAATCCCTTGAGCAGTCTGGTCACTCATAAGTTTGAAGAATGCGTCCTGCTCATTCAAGCGTAACTTGGGTTCCAAAGCCAAAGCAGCTTTCTCTCTCGCAATCCTCTTCGCCGTGTTCTCGGCAATAACCTTCCCTGTCGGGGAAAGTACTTCAATGGTTGTCCCGTCGGTAAAGGTCAGAGTCTCCATGTTGCCGGGGTCGGAACGAATCTGATCCCGATCAACAGGGCTGGGAATGGCTTCAAGTAACTTCGAGGTTTCCTCTAATGCCCCAAGCTTCTTGAGGTGCTCTGCCCCTAGCATTCCACTTATGTTTGCAAAATTGCCACGGTACTCAGGAAGCAGGTTGGCTATCCTCTCTCCGTTAGCCGTTACTATTGCAGTGTCGCGCTGATGTCTTAGGGCTTTATCCTTTTGAGAGTTCTTAAAGCTCTCTTGTTCTTGGAGTCCATTTATGAAGTTACTCATCACTGTTTGATCCTGCACAGTGGTGATGTTGGGGTTCATTCGGTATGTTTCCCAGTACTTCTCATCAGCCTTCCCGTCATCAAACAAGCGAGTGATCATCTCCATCTCCTCAGTCAACGCAGCCGCAGATGTCTCTTTCTTTGCTATGTTTTTTAACGCAAGGTTATTCCCGGCTATGGCTTGCCCCAGCGTGATGCTGTTCTGCCGATTGACAAGTTCCCTGTTCTGGTTCTGCGCTATCTGTTCCTGTATCTCCAGTGGATGCATCTCCCTTGAGTACCGCAGGTCTTCTGCTGCCTGTGTCACCTGTAACCCGGACAGGTTCACCTTCTGCTCGAACGTCGCCACGTCCAGTTCATTGGACAACTCCTTTGCTAATGCGTTCTGTGTAATCAGGTTGGTCTGGGCCTGTTGCGCTCGCATATCCAGCGGAAGCATTGAGCGGTCACGCTGTATCTTCTGCGCCTGCACCGCTAGGTTGCCCTGAGCTACCTCGGATTTCAGGCTCAGGTCTGCCCCGCCAAGGAAGTACTTCGCTGGGTCTGAGGGTCTATTTAAGTAGCCCGGTACTGGTATAGTTGGAATAGCCATAATTGTTTAAGCGTATATGTTTGGGTAGCTGCTTCTACATAAAACCGTACTGACCAGCGGGGGTTTCAGTGCCCCACGGCGTCACTGCGCTACTACCGGGGGGGCGGCCCATCGACGGTGGGTTGTACACCCTGCTGTTGCCTGCTGCGCCCGCATACCCCGGTTGCATCTGGTAAGGCATTGGTGGGGAGGTGTAATTCTGATCCCAGTTCATCTCACTAAACCCCGCAAAGTCTGGGTCGTTCACTGCACTTTGGCTTCTTACGGTATTCTGGAACCCACCACTAAAGCCACCACCGCCGCCGCCCAAGTTACGGCCCATTCCTGACCCGGAGTAACGCATCCCCCAAGAACCTCCGTCGTTCCAAGACCTTCTAGTCGCCAGCCCAGACATCCCAGACATCCCGCTGAAGGCACCCATGCCGCTACGCGCAGCCGCCTGCTCCGCGTTTAATCTGGCTTCGTTCGCTGCCTTTGCCTGCTGAAATTGAAACGCATTTGCCTTAGCAGTGTATTCGTTCTCCACATTCTGTTGCTGTATCCCGGCACGAAGAGCTGGGCTGTCGTAGAACTCCTTCATTTGCATAGGCTCAACGGCAGCGTCACGCCTCGCTATTCCTGATAATTGATTGAACTTGTCCATTCCTAGATTAAACATGTCCATGCTTGTTTGCCCGAGGTGCGCTGCTGTCCTGTTCTTTATGAAGTCACTCATCGCACCTGTGCCTGTGCTGATGCCTGACGCCGCCATGCTGCTTACTGTCCGGTCTACTACGTCCTTGGGTATCAGCCCTCCAAGCAAGTCCTTGACCCCTCTGGATGCCCCGCCAAGGATGTCTTCATAGTCGGGGATGAGCTTCTTCAATTGCTCAAGCAACAACCCCGCACGGCTGCGGGTGTCCTTCTCTCCCAGTTCAATGATGGACGACTGTGCCCCCAGATTCGAGGCTGCGGTAGGACTAGCCTGATCAAGGTCTATCTTGCCTACTCCGGGCATTGTAAGGTTGTTTTCGCTCATAATTACATTAGGTTGTCTACACCACCGCCGCCATAAGCAGAAGCGTTAATCATTCTGGGCACATTAGTTGCACCATCACCGAGGAAGTGCATCAGTTGATCCTGTAAAGTCTGCAATGCTCTGGCCTCATACGCCATCGCCTCATCCAGTATGTTGTTCTCCTCCTTACGCACCGCCATCACCATCAGCTTCAACGCTGGTTGGTTGTTGATGTGTAGCCAGTCAGTATCGTTCTGGGCAGGTATGAATCGCAGCTTGCCAGTCACCGTAATGGTGGTGCTGGTGCTGATCCCCGGAATCATGCTGCGCCTGTAGGTGGGCAGGTTCTCCAGTGGCTCATACTCGGCTATGGTTCGGACTGTTTCAGCACTGACGTTGTACTCCTTCACGGTTACGTTGCCTTTAGTATCAGGCTTTTGCACACCACTTAATGAGCTGAAGTTATTTGTCGTCTCAACGTAGCTGGCAGTCATCGTGACATACTCGCCATCAACATAGTTGCTGCCATCCTGTGTCCTGATCCACGCGCCATCATCATCGTAGCCCTGCAACAATACCTTCGTGCCTGTGTCGGGAGTAGCTGTCAGTGTGCTTGGGTACAGCCGCAGCTTCTTGCCTGTCCCCGCGATGTCGCTGAAGGACACAGCCACGTCTTGGTCAATCAATTGTAGGCCGATGCTATCCGTGCTTTCCAGTATGCCGGGGCCGCTCTCCAGAAACTCAAACCATCGGTTACGTACAACCCCCGGCACATCGTCAATAGCCACAGCTTCTATTGTCTCAAGCTGTCGGGGCCACGTAATCATCCCGTCATCAGTGGTGATGCGGTAACGCGCATAGGTTCCCGGCCACTTGCCCTTATATAGTAGTCGCTCCTGTGCCTCGTTGATGTAGTCCACCACTCGACTGTCGGTGCTGGCCATTGACAGCACTTTACTTATCGGTGTCTTGATGTCGGCTAGTGTGAGTTTCATATTAAGTCGTCCCGTATCCCCACTCTGTTGCGTTATTATACAGCCTTAGCTCTGAGTAGTTATCGAACCCAGCTCTCCCAAAGCCGCTTGAGCCGCCCCGACAATGAAAGACTGGGCATAGGGAGCCGAATGCTGCTGAGTGTGTTCCGGTGTCGTAGGGAGATGTTCCCCCTACCCGAAACCATCCGTAAGAGCCGCCAATTATAAGCTCGGTCTGAGAGCTTGAGGGGCTTGCCGGGATAGTAGTCTCCCCTGCTCCACCTGTTGTCCATCCGAATGTGCCTGAGCCGCTGGTGCCGCCTTGGTGGTTGAATGATGCGTAAAAAGACCAGCTTGACAGGTCGAGCGGGTTTCCCCCCAGATACTTAACCTTTGGTTCAAAGCTAGACCAATGCGAGGAAGACCCAATTACGTTGGTAACAGCATAAACAAGCTCCTCACCCACTTTTGGTGCCCAGTAAACTGGCTCCCATACACCTGACACTTTAGTCCAAATCTTATTAACTCGCTCCCAAGAGCCAGACACCTTTGTGAATACCTCAGACTGCCTCTCCCAAGAGCCAGACACCTTAGTGTGCAGGCGCGACAAACCCTTATCCTCAGTGGTTGCCCCTGTGCCAGTATCCCAATGTTCAGAGTTAGCCATCTATGCGTAATACTTGTACCAGAAATCACCGTTGTTTCCGCCGTCTGGGTCTGTCTCCTCAACGTGAGTCTGCGATGTGCCTGCCGTTACGATGCCTGTTGCTGCCACAGTGACTCCTCCGTAAGTCCCTGCCGTCACCCCGGACGCGCCAGTCAATGCAGCAACGGGGACTGGGATGGGGGTGTCCCAGTTTGAGCCATCGTGAAAGTACCAGCCCAGCGGGGGAGAACAGCTTCCCGGCGCAGAGGTTCCGTCCTGCTTCAACCACGCCCTATCATTCGTTAAAGGAGTATCATCACCCGTCCAGTAGGTTGCACCTGTCGCAGCCGCAGTCGTGATGTCATCATCAAAGAACTGGGCATAGGTTGTAGCCATCGTGCTGTGACAGAAGTCGCCGGGGAAATCTCCGGTTGTCAGCGTTACGTTTGTCGTATTGGTTAGGTTGCTGCAATTTGCCATAATTATTGATTGGTTGCTGACGAAACACCTGACAGGCAATCACACGCGACCACCTCACTTGTTCCGTCAATTAACACGTCCGCATACGGTTCTTCCTGTACAGTTCTAGCATTAAGTCGGAGTAACTTCAACCGTCCCTGCCCTTTCCACTGCACACGGGCTGCGAACTCCCACCCGAAATTAAATCGCTTGTCTACCGCTGGCTCGGCATCGTCAATGGGTCGCCCTATCCTCATCCTCGGCCTGTACTGCACTTCAGCATCCGCGAAAGAGTCACAGGAATCAGCGGTGTACTCAGCTATCACATCCCAGTCCTGCCAGTCTATCCAGCACGGGTACTGGTCAGGGTGAAAGTCCACGTTGAACGTGATGGTGCCGCCTGTCAGTTCATCCATCCAGATGTCGGCACTCTCCAGCTCCTTCGCTGATCCCGGTGTGCCGAAGTTGAATGATGGTGTCTCTATCTGGGCCGTGATCTTCTGGTTTAAGGTGTCAACCCCATCGCTATCCAGATCAACGTCGAATATCTCATCACCATCCTGCCTCAGCTCCCATAGCTCAGTGTCCATCTCCTCGTTACGCACCATAGCGAAGCACCTCTCTGTCCCGCTGAAGTTGCCTGCTACCAGTTGTAAAAATTGTAGGGTACGATCCGTCGCTGGCGTCACGTCTGCCACGATGGAGTTGTCAGTGGTGTTTCCAGTAATAGCAGCCGTCGTCGTCAGGGCAGCATCGGTGTACACCTCAATAATTGAGTCGTCTATCTTCTTGGCATAGAAAGTTGTCGTGGTGTCCAGCCCTGTGGGAGCTACGGCGAAAGTGAACGGGTCGCTGTCCGCCATCCCGTGATCCCCTGCAAAAGTAACCCGCTCGGTGTCCTTATCGGCGTCCCCTCCTGATGCCTTTATGTTTCGCGTCACGTCCATCGACCAAAACCCGTCATAGGCCATTGGCAACTTACCCTTCAGCCCACCAACCAGATCGAAGTCCAGTGCAACCAGCCCCCTATAGGCCACACCACGGGAGGCGTCGTTGCTGGGTAGCGCGGTGCATAGGTAACGGTTGTGGAATAGCACAGAGGATGTCTCTGCGAAGTAGGCTGGGTTATCGTACTTGAGGATACGGGCCATCTCACGGCTGATAGGGGTGTTGCCGTACTGTTCCTGATCCCGCACAGCCATAACCAAGCTGCGTATGCCGTCACGGCTTCTGAAGTACAGGTCGCCTGATACGTGCTCTACTGTGTGGTCACCCACTGAGCCGTTGTTAATCAGCACCACCTTTTGTATCGGGTCTTTCAGGGCAAACCAGTCATGCCTGTCCACTGGTACACTGATACTGGTGACTGCATCGGCAGTGAACACAACCAGCTCACCGTGGCCCAGTGCTGTGTTGGGGGCTGAGATGAACTCAAGCGAGGTGATGTCGCTGGTGCCAATCGGGACAGTGAATGACCCGCCGCCTGCGAGGTAGTCGTTCTCGGTAAACTCCAGTATGCCAGTAGTGCTGCCCAGTATGTCCCCAGCCGTGAGTGTCCTGCCATTGGCCACCCATATCCTGCCGTTGCCGTAGGCCATTGCTGTTCCGGGTTCAATCTCATCATCGTCAGCAACGCTGGCCCGTGCTGCACCGGAGCCGTCCCAGATGAATGGCCGACTGGTGCCGTCCTGAATGATCAGGTAGTTCTCAGCCTGTAGAAAGTGCATACGGCTTACGGTGCTGCTCAGTGACACGGAGTTGGTTATGTCCGTGACTGCCCAACTGCTGCCACTGGCACTGATCTTGTACACGTCCCCTGCTGCCACAGCTATCAAGCTGCCAGTGCCGTCACTGTGCTGGTAGTAATGCGCTCCCTGAAACCTGCCATCCTTCAGCGCGGTAGCTGCTGCTGATGCAACAATCTTGCCCCGCCTGAATCCCGGCCTCGTTCTAGCAAACCCGCCACGGAAGGTGATGTTCTGTGCGTAGAACACCTGATTCTTCTCGATCAACGATGGCGACTTGCCGCTGTCCATCCCGCCCTCAAGCGAGGTGATCGCGTCTGTTACCCTGCCTCTGTCAATAATGGCCATTAGAATTTGATAATGTAATTCATGTAGAGGGTGGGTTGGCGGTTCTCGTGGGTGGAGCCTGTGCCAGTGCTGTTGTCGGTGGTGGAGCTGCCAGCAAACGCAGATGTCACATCGAAGTAGTGATCCCAGTCCTTATCGGCTCTCATGTTTAGGTACGGGCGATCAAATGAATTAGCGTGTTCTGGGGGGTAGTCACCAGTGGAGGAGCCATCATAAATTTCTGCACGACGATATGCATCGTGCGGGGCGTAGGGGTCATCAGGTATCTCTTGAGTGTCTGTTGGGTCATTGCTCCACGGTGTCCCATAGCCATCTACTGATGAATTGTCCGATACAGTTGAGTTAATCGTGGCAGTCAGCCCGTGGTTATGAGCAGGTACATTGCCTGCCACTAGCCCCACGCCAACGGCCCCGCCTTCCACACCTCGGGCATAGGTGCCGTCCTCCTGTGCAATGACCCTGCCTGCCAAGTCTGGTAAAGTTCCAGCCGACCCGTAGGTAGTGCCCAGTAAGGCATATAAGTCACTGAAGTCAGCCGTCTGCCCCTGCACCGTGCTGCTTCCATTCGTCACGGCCCCGCCATCGCACAGCAGCCACCCTGCTGGAGCAGTGTCACCTGCATAGGCGTTCACTGCTCCAACGGGTGTTGCGCTACCCGTCGAAAGATCGGATATTAACACGGCATCATTGGATGAGAGCTGGGCATACAGCTTCCCGTCCTTAGAGTATAGCTGCACCTGATCCGTGCCGACTTTGCCGACCTCGTGATCGCTATCAATGTTCCGTGTTAGTACGCGCCTGTCCACTGTTACCCCTCGGCTACTTGTATTTAATAATTACGTTACTTATCCCGTCCCCATCTAGGTCATTAAACTCTGCTGTCTCCAGTATATCATTTAACTTGGAGCTACACACTGACCAGCTCCACAGGGCAACCACATTGACCGCCAGTGAAGCCGCAAACAGCGACCACCATAGTGTCCTAAATAATGCGGATGCAGTGGGCAGCTTCATTTCTTTTCAAATCCACTTCGCTTAATCATAAACGGATATTGTTTGTGATCACCTTCCCCGGCACCCTTACTGTCAGATGCTGATGGCCCCTCTATAGGCAGCTTGTCAATCTCCTTCTGGGTTATCCTCAGCGCAGGGTTCATTGCCCACTCAATACCATTCTCCTTAGACCACTTCCACATACGAGCCACCGGGACGCACAGGTTGTAGTCGCTGCCTGCTCCCCTGACTAGCATACCGATGTACTTGCCTTTGTCGTTGGCTACCACTCCACCGCTTGAGCCGGGGTATCCAACACAAGTGGTCTGGCAGAACGGTTGCTTGAACAGGATTCTGCCGTGTGCTGACAAGACGCCATCAGAGTAGCTGTTGCTGCCGTCACCACCCAAGAAGCTGCCGCAATGATTAAGGTGCTGCCCTATTTTAGTGAGTGGTGCCCCTTCAGAGAGGAACTCTGTGGATGCTGTCACGCTGAAGTCCTCCGACATAACCACCAGCAACGCCAAGTCATGCTTCTCCGCTGGGCTGTACCGAAGAACTTTGGCGTCCACTACAACCTCCCCTGTCCTTCTGCCATCACGGTTACGCAGTTCCCTGACCAGCTTAGGGTTCTCAAACGTCACCTTCTTTGCAGGCTTACCAGCCACAATGCGCTCCTCAACCTTACGCAGATGCTCGATGACGTGCCCTGCTGTCCAGCAGAACGTGGCGTTCCTGTCGTCAACCTTCCTGACAAATAAGCTGCCGCTGCCCTCAGCCTTCTGGTATCCCATCTCGGCCCGTACCGTTACGCTTATGGCGTTTAGGTATTCTGGGATATATCTCTCAGCCGCAGTTACAACCGCGACACTCAGGATTGCTACAAGTGTTATCAGTTTTTTCATAAAGTTCCTTCCGCATTTTCAGTGCCTGAATGTAGTGCCACAGGTCTGTAATCTCCTGCTCTGCATCGTCAAGCGTCACAACCTCAGTAAGCACTGTCCCGTGCTCCTTAACCCCGGCGTCGAACTTCTTCCCAGCCACTTCGTTGAAGCGAGCTATTGATTTATCGCGTATCTCAATTGTCGTCATTCTCTCCAGCCTTCATCCGTTCCTCTGCCTCTAACCTCGCAGCCTCAGCCTCAGCTTCCCTCTGTATCTCCTCCGTTGACTTCGGCCACTCCTGCTCAACCTTCTGAATCCCCTCAAAGTCGGTGGCGTTAATCGTGGCTTCCAGTTCATTGGAGTAGGCGCGGGTGGCTGCACGAAACTCCACAACGTCCTCCGGTATCACCGCACCAGAATCCATCTTCCTCACCACCAGCCAATCGGTGCCAGCCAATCGGTTCCCTGCGTGTTTCTTGCAAGCTGCCACGGCTCTTGCCTTCAGTTCATCCAAGTCCCTCGGCTCCACAGTCCAATCACCACGCCTACCACGGATACGGTAATACCGCTCGTTCTTCTTTGGGCGGTCATCAGCAATCCACTCGATGCCGATGGCGGCTTTCTCCTCATCGCTGGCAAGATTGAGCCAGTTGCGTGGATACTGGGTGCCGTTCTTGGTGAAGCCTTTATTGAGAGGCTGTTCGCGGTCTGTTGCTGTCCAGTAGTATGGCATAATTGTTACCTCGCGTTTGCGAATTTGAATGGGTTCTCGGCCACGGCATAGTAGATGTAGGTGGTGGTGCCGCCAGTGTCGTTTTGACCGGGATAGGTGTTTCTGATTTTGAAGCCATTAGAGAGGAGGTCTTTCCCGTCGCCAGTAAACTTGGCAGCACCGGATTCCAGTTGAAGATACTCGACGGCTTCGTTGTTGGTGTCTCTGGCAGTGTCTTGAACGTACCAAGCCTCCTCTGGGGTGCTAGTGTCAACCTTCTTAATCCAGACGTAAGCTGGCCTGAATCCACAGTAAACGAATGGGCCGTCAGCAACTCCATTGCCTGTGTAGCTACCCACCTTCGAGTACCCCTCAACGCTGCGGAACAAGTAGGCGATGAATTGACCAGACGCCCCTTGTCCGTTCTCGCGATTAACCGCTATGCCTTGCGTGGAAGTATTCATATTACTGCCGTAGTACAAGCTGATGTGATTCGGGCCATTCACCACAGCCTCACTCATGGTAACTTCGGATTCTGCCACAAAATTATATCCATTTGTTTCGCCAGAAGTCCCATCCAGCACGAGGTTGTGTCCATCCGCCAAGTCCTTGTGAAATACGCACCAGCTTTGGGAAGTCCCACCCACC